GGCGGACGAGTGCGCGCCGAACGCCTGACTCCCGAGAAACGGCGGGAAATAGCCAAACTCGCCGCGAAAAAACGCTGGGGTCATCTTCCATAATTTGCTTCGGTCATAAAGCTACGGATCGGTAAGCGCACCGGTTAGGCAGGCGCTGGCTCAGCTTGCGACCGAATCGCCGGACGGCGTTGGTCCGCGGCAGATCGCTGAGCATTTTGCGCGTCACGGTAGCGGCCCCGACGAGCGACAAGTCCGTGCTGCGCTAAAGACCCTGACGATTTCCGGGGAGGCAGTTCGCGCCTCTCGCGGTCGATATCTCCCGCGTGGGGCGGCTATGCCGTCAGCAGGCGGCGAGAACCCGGACGGTGACGCGTCCGGGCATCTTGACCTCGCAGCAGAATGAAAGGAGCCGCCAGCATGTGGCGAACCACAAGATGACGTAACCGTTGCCTAAACCGCCCGGACGGGAAAAGCGGGCGGGGGCGTCCGGTAAGGTGTGTCAGCACCAAGCCGGACGCCAAAGGCCGAAGCCTATACCCTCTGCGGTGGCCGTAGCTCTCACATGGGTTAAGAGCGCCTGCCTTGTAAGCTGGATGCGCCAGTCCCCAGCTGGTCGGTCACCCCTTCTGTGCGCCAAGCATGCCCAGCACACGCTGTATTTTAGCGCCGCGAAGCATGCCGCTGAACAATTATGTTCAGACTGCATGATCATGCTTGAGCGGACATGGATATGACGCTACATTCGCGCCATGAAAAAGCTCGCACGCGCCAAGCGCACCCAAATTCTCCATCTTCTCGTCGAGGGCCAGATGGAATTCCATCTGGCCCTTGACGAACTCGGCATATTGCCATAGACTATCCATGTCAGACGCTCCATAGCGTTTGGCGGAGGGCGAACCCACGGCACGGTGTCTCAGCACCGTGCATCGCATTCCAAGTGCGGTGCCTTAAGCCACTCGGCCACCCCTCCAAACCGCCGGCCCGATAGCCGGAATTCCGCGTCCCATCTGTTGAGACCTTTCGAGGGCGGCATCCAATTGGATGCCGCCCTCATCTCTTAGGGGGCCCGGCGATGGAAGCTGGCGTCTCGGATCGGTTATGGTCTGTTGATGATATCGTTGCGCTGGTTGAGGCAGCAGAGGCTCCAGCGAAAAAGCGCGGCCCCTATCGCCCGCGTCAGTCGGGTGCCCCGATTTCAGACTGAGACACTACCGTGAAATCGTATTTATTGCGGCGGGATTTTCTGTGACGGATAAGTGTAGATTTCAAGATTCCGAACGTCCTTATGAAGCTCGACGACCTCGTTTTCTAGGATCACAAGGAGCGCCGAGCTATTATGGATCTCTTCGTCCAGTTCGTTGATCTTCCATAGCGACCAGCCTGATAGGGTAAAAATCGCGGTCAGGATGACCAAAAAGATCGCCCGCACGAAAGTTATGGGATCGCCACCATTGCGATCCACTTCACCCCCCATCCCCCTCGCGCCGCGAATGCCGCAGCTCTTCCAGCTCGGTACCGATCTGCACCTGCCGCAGCGCGATCTGATTGACCTGGGCCGCAAGCTGGTTGTGCTCCGCGCGGGACGGAGCCCCTATGGTATCGAGGCGGTCCCGCAGCTTCTCGATCGCCGCCGCGAGTTTATCCATCGCCTTGGCTTGAATCGCGGCACTGCTGCGCACGTACCACGCCAATGCCCCAAACCCGGCCAAGGTGCCGGCGACGATCATCGCGTGCCCCTCTTCCATCACGGACCCGGCGTCAGCGTTTGCGAGGTCGCCCAGCTCGGGAGCCCGGCCAGGGACGAGGGCGGCCAGTACGGCGCGAGGTTGGCGATCGCCGCCGTGTTGTCGGCCGTCACGCCGCGGATGGCCTGGTCGGATTTGACGGTCGCCAGCATTTCGAGTCCGTAGGACTGCGTGCCGCCGATCTCGGACCCACCCTGCCAATCCGAGGACTGCCCCGGAATACCAGTCGGGCAGCTTCGATTAGGAACCCAGCCGACCTGAAACTGGTTAACTGCCGAAGTGCCGCCGACCGGTACGCCACCCGTGAACATGATCGGCGTCATGGTGCTATTCGCGATCCCGCAGTGCGTCGTGCTGATATATCCAGCCGCCGCCCCGACCGAGAGGCCGTTTTGATCGGGACACCAATAATAGTGCGTGCCACCTACTATCGAGGGAGTGGACGGTGGCGGAAAGGTGCCGATATTAAAGCCATTTGGCACCCCTTCATCCGCCGTATCTGCGTTGATCGGCGAAATTATGCTGTCGCCAGGGATCGCGGCCGAATTAGCTCCGTTGAGCGGATAAATCAATTTCGCTGAAACCTGAATCACATCGCCAGCCGTAATGCCTGTAGTGGTTCCCGACATAGTGATAGTCGTTCCGCCGGTCGCCGTAATCCATGCGAAGCTAGATCCCGCAGGTGGTACGATAGCGCTCGGCGTCGTCTGATCGTAAATGATGCCGCCGATCAATACGCTGCCGGGGATAGACGTGACATTGACTGCCGATCCAGCACCCGTTGTCGCGGCAGTCATCTGAGTATTGCCGCTAAATCCCGCATTAAATAGCGACGCCGAAACCTCGGACTGTCCGCCGATTGCGGTAATCGTCGTGTTACGGTAGCCGTTGAAGCGCGTCGCCGTCGCCGGATTGGTCGCATCCCAATTAGCATTAGGTACTTGCGTCGCCTCGTCGGCCCAAAGATTGCTGTACGAGAGATCATTGAAGACGCAGTTCACGGCAGGATTCTTGACGGCGTAATTATTGAGGATGATATTATCGACCGCCGCCGCCGCTGTTGAGCCGCCGACGCCCTGTAACATGGCGCCTTCTTCCTCACCCATGTGCCAGTAGTAATCCTGCCACAGGATTGTCAGTGGGGCTATGTTGTTGGTTGAAAGGATTTGAGGGCTCGTGAATAGACCGATATTTGTGAGATCATATCCCTTCGTAAACGTCAGACTACTGCCGACGGTTCCGCTTCCGACGTAAGGTATGAAGGCCAACTGAAAGTCATAGTTCTCTTCCTGTAGAAACCTATAATACTTTCCGATCGGCTCGTTCGGCGGGCTAAGAGTGGCGTTTTCCCGCAGGGAATCCCACGACCACCCCATACCGCGCGGGCTATTATCCAGGAATATGCCATAATACGTCGTGCCGAGCGAAGTGAGCGTCGTGGCGCTGCCGAGAGTAGTGCCGCCGCTGTTGCCGGTAAGATTGTAATGTATTTGATCGCCAGAGGTAAATCCCTCCAAGCCATCCAGCATAAAGCGCTCGCCTTCGAGGACATACATAGAGGGCGGAAGAGGAACGAAGTGCGTCGGATCGTCAAGTGATCTATCGAGACTATGTGGATACGCCCCGCCGGATACAGTTCCGAAGACATTCGTGTCGCCACGGAAATTGAACTTTGTTTTCACTGTATCAGTGAAAGCTGGGTTACTGAAAACTGACGTGTCGCTGACGACGTTCACCGGATTGTAGGTAGCGGGTTCCCGTATTCCATCGAACGTGCCAAGCTCGGCTATCGACGCAACCCGAAGATTGTTGAGCCAAGATGCGCCGCGGTCGCAACTGCTGCTTACGGGCGAGCAATCGGTGCTTTCGTACCAATAGATGGCGTGCGTTGGGACCGGGCCAAACCACCAATGATTGCCGCCGCCCGACAAGGTAAGGTTCGTATCCATGCCGCCGAACGTGTACGGCACGTAGGTATTCACCATTGTCGAAGGCGAGCCCCAGCTAGTAAGCGAGATCGCCGGCAAGATTGCCGGCGTTACCGAAACAGCGGTCCCGCTACAGTTGGATGGGGGTGGCCCGGCGCTCAGGCAATCGTTAAGCGGCAGTTGCGCACCTGACGCCTTAAACAACACCTTGTCTGGTGTCGTGAAAGCTAGGATGACGTTGTTGAAAGCATCGCTGTTGGCGCTCCAATCCGGCCGACCGCTCTGCGGCGGCCCGAGACTGTTGGCCGTGGTCCCAACCGAATACCAAATGCCGTTGTTCTCTTGTACGATCGCGTTGAACCCAGACGATCCTATCGAGGCCCCGCGCACCGTCGTTCCGTTATCGGTCCACTCAGCGTCGAAGGTGTAGCTCGGGATTACCGAGTTGACATAAACCATTCCCGTCGTGGTTCCCATGACGGGACGGGTTTCGACGATAGAGCCGGTTCCATTGGTCCACGCCTCGATGGTGCCGCGACCATAGAGCCACGGGTGCCGCGCACCAGTCGTCGTGTCGATGTACGGCCCCCAGAGTTGGTACTTCGCCGCCACAGTGCCCTGACCGTAGATGCATAGAGGCTCATTCGACGACATGGCTCCAGATACGAGGGTGCCGTTCGCGACCGTCCAACTCGACCCGGAGCCCGCGGTGATCAAAGCAGTGTGTGGCGGGGTGGCGGAGTCGGTAACCACTTGCAAGAGCGAGATCGTGCCGGTCACCGCCGATGATGTGAGGCTCGTTCCAGAGACAGTTCCGGTAAAGGTCGCGGCTCCGCCAACCTGATCGCATTGATGCGGCTGAGTCGAGCCGTACTCATTCAAGATCGTATTAAAATCGAATACCCATGTCCCGCTACCCTCGGTCGCGTATCCCGAACCCGGCGTAAGAACATTAACCGAAGTGACCAGATTGTTTGTCTGATTGAAGCTGATCGCCGCCGGCGTCCCGGTCGAGCCCAACACGGTATAGCTGAAATTGACGCTATCACCCTGTGCGACTCCTCCGGCGGTTACGTTCGCCGATAGCTGGACGAACGTATAGAACTTGATCGTGTCGCCAGATCCGACGCCAGGGCCAGTAACCGGCGCCGAGATCGTCACGGTTCCCGAACTCGGCGTGACTGAAACATAAGTCCCGGCCGTGATTGCCGATGGAGTGTTTACATCAACAACCAAGGCGTATTGAGGCGCGGTCGGAGTGCTGGCGAATGTAAGTGTCGTCGCGCCAGCCAATGAGCCCGCCGAGGTTGACGTCGTCGAGCCCGTGCCGCTGAGGGCCACGGTTGCCAAAGATGGGATCACGCCGCTCGTGGTGGCGTCGGTTACCACCGATCCGATACGCACGCAGTTATTGATGCAATTCGGATTTAATGACGGCTGGCTCGCGGTTGGGTCGAAGTAGATCGTGTTAGGGAGCGTGGAGGATGTGGTTGTAGCTACGCCGGCTAGGTAGGTGTATCCGGTACAAGCGCCAGCCCCTTGGTTTGAGCAGTTCTGCCCAATCAGGCCACTCGTCGTGGTCGGTGCGTGCTGTTGAACCCCGCAACTCGTAATGCTGTGCGTCGTTGGGTCCGCATAGCAGCCGACATAGGTTCCGTGCGGGACATTCATTGCCGCCGGATGAGTGTTGACCCAGGAATCATTGACATGATTCAGGGTCATTACCCAATCGTCATGAGCGGCTAGAGACGCCGGAGTTACGGTTGTCGTCGTATTGTAGGAGCCGGCTGTCACCGTGAAATGCGCGGTCTGCTCAGAAGTACTAGCGAGCTGCGGCTCAATGACCGAGAAGATCCCCTGCCTCAACGATGCCGGCGAAGCGCCGTGCGCCGGCCACATCGGGCAACCCTCGGCGGCGCAATCGTTCTGATAGACAATCGACGATCCGCCGATGCTCGGCACGGCAATCGATCCGACGGGAACCGCATCCTGTGCAAAGTTTGCCGCAAATTGCGCGGGAAAAGTCGAGCCCGGTGTCGTCGATGGTCCGGTGTTTCGCTCGGTAATGCTGGCAACATCACCCGAGGATGTTCCACTCGAACCGCCGCTATGCAGCAGGAACCGCGCCGAGCCAGTGGGTGCCACCCCGATCAGCAGGGCCGCCACCAGCAACAAGCGCCGGATCAGCATGACCCACTCGTCGCAAAATTTATCTGGTCATACGTGCAGAGGACGCTGAGTTGCGTTGATGTTAGAACGGACGCCAAGATAAAGAAGCCGACGCCGTTACCCGTATTGGAGCCGCCGCCGAAATCGCCAAATATTCCTGCCGGCTTATTGATAGCCGCAGTCCCCAATGTTCCCGTAGTTTGATTGCCATCCGCATCCAGGATCGAACTCGTACCGTTGATGGTTGCAATGATGCTGTGGAACGCGCCCGCAGCAGGCGCTGTATCCTGGATGCCAGTTCCCCCGGTGAAGTTGTGCGGCCCAACCCACACGCCCGCACCGCCGCCGTTGCCAGATGACGGAAAATACAAGAATGTTCCCGGTGTCACCCCGTCGTTAAATGCCATCAAATAACTATTAGATCCGGGGACACTGATTGTTTGGGCGACGATGCCAAGCGTTCCCGTTGTTCCTGCGCCAGTATAGGTGGTGGGGTTATACAGTAGCCTGTCATTAGGATTGCTGGAATTATAAGCCGGCATCGAGCCGTTTATACTATTGAACAATACTATGGGATGCCAAATAGTCACGGGTGGCGGGGAACCGTGACTATTAGACCACGCCGGTATATCGTTCGCCGGACTGTTGCCACTCTGATCCACCGGATCATCCAGCGCGCAGATCGACGTGTCACAATCGGTCGCCATGGTGGCAACGTCCATGTCGCCGTTTGATAGGGCGTTGATCGTGAACGGCTGCTGATCACTCTCGCGGATGACCTTCCAGATCGGCCCACCAGCCGCCGCGTAGGCGGCGCTGAAGGCGTATGGCTCGGCCCAAACATACCAAGTGAGGCCAGCGAGCGCCGAGTCGTCGCCGGGGCCAACATACGCCCCTTGCGTGATATTAACGGCCGCGTTGCACGTCGTCGGCGTAGCCGTGACGTAGCCGAGGACCGCGCAGTTCGCACCAGTCGCCGCAACTACAATGTGACAAACGCCAGCGCCAGCGTAGGACGAGCTGAGATTGAGACTTGAGCCGGAGATCGAAATGCCCGACGCGGTGCAGGCCGCATCGCTGCCCAAGGTAAAGGTCGGCGTCGGCGCCGATCCGCCTTGGTGGCAATTCGTCCAGCATATCGTCGCCGAGAGCGGTATCGACTGTGCCACGCCTAGTGTGTACTGAACCTTCCGCGGCGAGACGCTGGTGATCATCGGGGCGCGCACGATGATCGAGAACGCGAACACATAAGACGCACCCACGGCTGGGGTCGCCTTGGCGCAGATATATGTTTCCGATGACGAAGATACTGCCGTCGGCGTCGCACCCCAGATCCGAGCGGTCAGGCCGCTGCTCAGCACCTCTAAGTGCGCAGCGCCGCTTCCAAAATTAGCAACCTGGAAGTTGTTGCTTTGGCTTCCGCATCCGTTGCCCTGTGCCGCGCTGCCCGTGTTGATCATAGTCCAGGTGCAGGTCGTGCAAGGGCCGCCGCCGGTCACGGTCGCGCTCAGGTCACCGATCTGAAAGCCCGGAGACGAGCTAGGAGGCACGTTCTCGTTAGTGATCGCGGCGGCGATTACGTTGGTGACGCTGCCACTCGATGCGCTTCCACCACCCGGCAAAAATCTTGCCGGTGCGGCTGATGAACCAAGCACCAGAAGCGCGAGCGCCACGAAGAGGCGGCGCATCCTAGAACCCGAAGACTGCGCGCTGATTGGCACGCAAGAGAGCGACGCCCGATGAGCCAAGGGCCGTATTGTAGCTGGTGTTGTGCGCGTCGGTATAGACCAGCACTTCGCTCAACTGGCAAGCGCAAGGGTCGAGTCCGGCGCCGGTCGCGCCGACGCCGAGCCCGCTGGCGCTGTAGCCGATCGCCGAGATGTTGGCCGTTCCCGCCGTACCGTCGGCATAGGTGATCGTCGATGCGGAGGGCGACGTGTGGGCATCGACGGTAATGCTGTGAACCACATTGTCGTTGCAGGCCACGGTCGATGCGCCGCCGCCCGATGTGGCGCTGCCGGTGCAGGTGTTCGCCGCGCCAAACCCGATGAAAGTCTCCGGGGTCGAAACCGAGGAAAGGATCGCACTCGCGCTCGTTCCCGCGGTCCGCATCGCCACCGCGCTCATCGTGTATCCGCCGGTGACGGTGATTCCGGCTGTGGTGAAGTAGTTGGTGGCGCTGGTCTGGATGCAAACCGTGATCGCCGAAGTACCGCAGCCGGACCACAAGATCGCTGGCCGGTTCGACGATGATACCGCCGTGGCGTCGATCCCGGTGCCGACTCCGTTGGTGTCGCTCGCTTGGTTGAGCGCCTCGTTGTACCAAATCTGCGCCGCGCAGTTATTGAGCCCGCTCACCGGCCCGCACCACGCGCTCAGGGTCGCGGTGTCGATGATGTTGTTGACCCAACCGATATCCTCGCATGCCCCGCTGCCCTGGCAGGCGTTCAGCGCCGGCCCCTCATATCCGGCATAGCACTTGCGCAAAGAGAAGCACTGCGACAGCCACTGCAATTGCAGCACCTTTTGCGAGGTGAGGCCGGTCGAATAGCTGTTTTCATTGCCGGCGATCGCGTTGTCGCCGGGACCGACATACCCGGTCGTCAGTCCCGCAACAAAGCTGGTCTCGTTGCTGTAAAGCGCCGCTACCTGTCCCGAGGATAGAACCGAGTTGTAGAACGATTCAGAACGCCCGATGTTCGGCCCATGCTGAGAATGATCGCCGGACGCGCCCCACGTCATGCGGAACCCAGTCACTAGCGCGTCAACCACGCTATCGGGCGCGAACGGCGCACTGACATTTACGTTGTTGATCCAAACGTTCCACGGGCTGTTACCGCTGGTAGGAGCCGCAGCGATATCGATGAAATCATCGTTGCTGGTGCGAGTATAATTGTACTGCGGCCCCTGCGCTTCTGTATCCATGCCGCCGCAGGGTGACGAAGTTAAACAATGATCGTAGGCGTATCCCGAAGGTCCGGTGAAGGCGGCGAACATCGCGCCCTGTGGCCCGCTCGCGACCGTACCTTCCATGAGGCCGTTCTGCCCTGAAGAGAACGCCCCATAGCTGCTGTTGCCGGCGAAGAACAAGGATTGCGCCGGGCCGGTCAAGGCGGCGCAATGATGGGTGGGCGGGTTCTGCGTCGTGCCGCCGCTGTCGAGCAGGAAGCTGAATACGGCGCCGCTGCCTTGATACACCGCCTGGAACCGCGGTAGCCCCTGATGCCCCGGATCGACGTAATAATCCGGCATAGTCGAAGCGTTGGCGTTCCAGATCGGGCAGGCGTTGCCCGACTGGTCGTATATCTGCGCGAGCAAGCAGTTACGCGAGATCACCCCGCCGACCGAGGCGTTGCAAAATGCATCGACGGTTGCGGTGTTGACCAGCCCGGCGCTGGTGAAACCGATATCCTGCATCGTACCATCGACCGAGCGGTATACCTGGATCGCCGTGGTCGCGGTCGAGGCCATCTGGCGCTCGGTCGAGTAGGTATAGATGCACGTCGGGTTTGATCCGCCGCACAGCGGCGTGTAGGTCGTAATCGGCGCGCTGCCGCCGCCGGGTAGAAATCGCGCCGAGGCTGACCCGCAGAACAACAGCAGCAGCAGAACCGCAAGAAGCCATCGACGCACTTATTGCCCCCGCAATTGCCGCATCTTGATCTTGCGTTTTCGTAGCCACTCCAGACCGCCGACGCCCGCAAGCATCAACGGGGAGAAAATCATGGGTTTATTAACGATCACGCCTGATGGAAGCACCGTCGTTTGATTTTCAATTGTATCATAAACGATATCAACCGGCCAGCGCAGCAGCGAATAGGGATTGGCGTCAAGATAACGATGCTCTCCATCGTTCAGGGGTCGTCCCCAAATATAAGCCACAGTGATTGTGGCATAGACAGAGTCGGTCGTATTCTGTAGCCCTAGATATATAGTCGGGTTAGGAGTGTAAGTGGTGATGTTCACATTTGGTGGCGAACCTGTTACCGTATCTTGTGCGCCATTCACGTACAATTTGCCGGGAGCGCCGGACCCAAACGTAGCTCCCGCAGAAGCCATCGTGTTTAGAGGCAGTATGGCAGTTCCGATGTAAGACGAAGCGGTCGTTTGGTACAATAGTCCTAATTGCCCATTTCCCGTGCTTCCGTTCAGCCCCGTCCCTATAATATAGCAATTGAACGGACTGGAAGTAATCGCAACCCCAAATAAATAAGCAACATGCCCACCTTGATAGACGGTTGGCCCTCGTTTCATTCTCACAAAAAGAGATTGGCCGGAAGATAATTGAAATGTCGAAGGGCATGCGCCGCCAAATGATGCTGTCGCCTGGCCGGAATAAAGAAGACCTGGTCCCTCGGGAGTTGGCGAAAGCCCAACCGCAACGCCAACACGCGTCGTCAGATTGCCGTTGCCGCCTGCTACGAGGTTCTGCAATGTACCATTGGGAGCCGTCGCCGGATAGTACGCGGCGAGCAGCCCCCGCGCTAAAGGATGACTGGTCGCAATGCTCGGGATTACTCCAGATGCCGCGCGTCGAGCGATCGACGCATATCCTGTAAGGTATGCCATAAGATCAGTTGTTGAGGTTGATATTGTAGGTACGATAAAGCAGGGTGTTGTTGCCCGCGGTTGAACTTAACCCCGCACCGGAGCCATTGAATACGGCGATCCTAAAGCTACCGGGCGGGATGATGATCCCGGTGCAAGTTCCTGCGAGTGTCGTTGTGGCGGCGGCGGTTTCTTGCGGCATGCTGCAAACAAGACCGGCAGCCGGGGCGCGAGTGATGGTCGAACCGGAGGCCATTTCTCCCGTTCCGAACGTCGCGCCATCACTATTCAGAGGCACTAGATAGATGCCGATGTAAGCGCCGGCCGGGGGCGTTGCGCTGGCAACAGTCCAGACCCCGCCAAGATCCATAAACTGATCTTGAGCGGTCTGGTTTGTGATCGAGCTGGCGCTCGATAGAACTGTACTGCCGTTGGCAAGCGAGGTCATATCCCCGGACGCCATTACGGCGGTCCATGTATAACCGACCCCGTTACCTGCGGTCCATGCCGATCGGCTGGCAGCATTTGCGCCCTGCGCCAGTGCGAGCACCAACGCAAATGCGAGGAACAGTCTTTTCAGCATCATCGTCATCCTCTTAGAACTCATTTGCGGAGATATCGACGGCGGTAATCGAGGCCGTCCCGCCCGTAACCGCAGCAACCGCCGCGTCGATCCAGTATGCCGTGTTGGCTGTGAGGCCCGTCACCCAGCCCCCACATGAGAACGGCACCCCGGCCCCGGCGATCAGCGTCGAGTTTGTGCGGGCCGAGCCGATCGCGGTCCCGGTAAGGGCGGCACCATTGGTCGGCGCCGTGCTCGTCCCGAAATAGCAGCGCACCGTCGCCCCATCGGAGATCGTCGAATTGGCAATCGTCCCTTGGATCGAGACGAACATGCGGGTTTTATAAAGTGGGGTCAGCGTGCCGGCGAGCCCCATCATGACCGGCGTCGTCGATGTCGTGCCGGTCGGGTTCGACGGAGAGCTTTGCGCGATGGCCGGAGTGATCGAGGCCCCGCCCGCACACTGCAAGGTCGAGGAGGTGTTTGCCACGCACGAGAACGGCGTTACCGCGTTTGCCCCGGCATTCAGGGCAATGGTCCCCGTGTAATCCGACCCGAAAGTCAGCAACCGGCCGCCTGTAGGGTCCTGAGTGACGACGAAGTTCAGAACTTGCCCAGCAACCAAATTCGACGGATTGCCCAACGCGCGGGTCGCGCCGATCCCGGAAGTCATCAGCAAGGTGAAATTGTTGCTGAGAGCGGCGTTCACCGCGACCGTTGACGCATCGGTCAGAGCGCCCGGAGTCGAATATGCCTGAGCGACTTGGATAGGCTCGGCGCTCGCATTTACGATCGTGCCGTTGTCTGTCACGGACGAGGGACTTGGAGCCGTCCCAGCCCCACCGCCCTTGACAAGGGCATTTACCGTCAGTGCGCCGCTCGACGCGACCTGCGTCCCAGAAGATCCATAGAGTACACCGCCCGAGGTCACGGTCGTTGTCAGCCCGAGATTGCCGCTCGTCGTAACCGGCGATCCCGTGACACCGAAGATCGACGCGGCCGGGACCGTCAGCCCGACGCTGGTCACGCCGGAACCACTGCTCGCGCCGCTCGGGATGCACTGATAATTCGTGCCGTCGGTAACGAACTGAGTCTGGTAGGCGATTCCCGAGACCGTCGTTCCGGGCGTGCCGCAACCGTAGATGCTGGCGGTGCCACCGACCGTCGTCACCGAATAGCTGTGAGTGCCGTCATAGCCGATCTGGTACGAGCCAGAACCCACCGTACTCGGATTTGGCAGAGTCCCCGTCAGGCTCGCATTGGTGAATGTCGGCAACAGAGCCGTGTCGTTTGTCGATGGCGAATTGCAGGTCGAGTTGAGGGTGCAGCTCGATGTTTCCGCCTTGTAGAAAATCTGCGGCGACAGCGTGCTGCCTGATGTAAGAGTTTGCGCGCCGGCATTGTAGGTTCCCGGCGTCGTAGCCAAGCCGGGGGAAAGCGTGGGCGCCGTGAAACCGCCAGCGGCCTGGAATGTCGGCGCAACGCCCGTGCCGTTGCTGGTCAACACCTGCCCCGAAGTGCCGACGCCAGCCAAGCAGCTAGTCGTCGTTCCTGTCGCGGCGTAGTAGGCCAGCGCATCCGCCGTCGAGCAGCTTCCGACTGTGCCTGAACCGGAAGGCGAGCCCCAAATCGGCGGGGCCGCGCCCTGAGACTCTAAGAATTGCCCCGACGTGCCGGCGGCCAGCAATGCCAACGCGCTGCCTGTGGAATAGGGGACGGCCCCAGCGGCTGCCGTCAGGGCCGCATTGCTCCCGCCGTTTGCCAGGGGCAGGACGCCGCTCACATCGGTCGTCAGGACAACCGCGCCGAAGGATGGTGGGCCGGCGCCGTTGCCATGCAGCAAGGTCGTCGTCGTGCCGAGAGACCCGAGCACGGAAACTGCCTTGGAGCCGCCGCCCAAGGTCAGGGCATTTGAAGTTAGCGTGGCCGCCGCGGTGACGACGTTGGTCGAGAGAATGCCACTATCCTGGCCTACGGTGCCGGACGTGCCATTGAACGAGACGAGGTCATTGGAGACAGCACTTCCGGGGCCGCTGAAATTACCGCCGCCGGATGGCGTCGCCAGATGCGGGACTCCGGATGTGTCGATGTACTGAACGAACTCGCCGGCAGCCTGCGCGATGCTCTCGATTCCGCCGAGGGTGGAAGGCCCCGGATTGCCAAGCACGACAACGCCGGTTGATGGCGTAACCGTCATGCCGCCGCTGAAGGTAAAGCCGCCAAACGCGCCGGAATTGTTATACTGAATCTGGCCGTTCGACCCGCCCGGCGTTCCGCTGCCGCCAGTGGCATTCAGCGTCGAGCCTGACAGCGATAGATTCGTTCCCAGCACGATTGGGGTCGCGATCCCCGATGCGTTCCAGCCAAAGAGGTTGCTCGCTGTGGGGCCGATCGCGCCAAAGGAGCCGGAGCTGTTGATCTGTGCAGCTTGATTTGATCCGCCGGGCGTCCCGCCGCCGCCAGTTGCCGCTAAGACGCCGGAACTGAGAGTTAGTCCCGAACCGATCGTCGTAATCGGCGCCAAGCCGAAAGCGTTCGCCCAGCCAGCCGCTGTGCTCGCACAAAGCTTGGTATCGGTTCCGGTTGATCCGCTAACTCCCTGCCCGACATAAAAACAATTGTTGAAGGATACCATCGGCACCGTCGTCGGTGTCGCAATATTCCCCACAAGGGTCGTTGTCTGAGCCGCGGCAGGACCAGCCGAGACCAGGGCAACCAGCGCCCCATAGAGAGTCCGTCTAATATAAGCCAAGCGACCCTCCACTATAGAGACCCAGCGTTCCACCAGAGTACAACCCCAAGGCTAGTGAGGGGGTGACGGCGCACGACCCAAACGTAACCTGTTGCGTGATCGGATTTATCGCGTAGACCGGCGTCCAGGTGCTCAACACGCCGTTGTAGATTTCGCGGCACCAAAGCGCCGAATTGCTGGTGTTCAGCCAACAATATCCGGTGTTCGGGGCCGAGGGGGGCGTCGCGCCCTGATTGCAGGTCTGCAAACCGTTGATATCGTTCGCGCCGGCTTGGAAGTTGTTTCTGATCGGAACTGAGTTGTAGGGCACGCCGGATTGAGGCATCGCCGGGTTGATCGTGCTATTGGCCTTGGCAACAAAAGGCTGCACGCCAAGGACCAGGACGGCGACGATGATGACGATCGCGCGGACCAAGCATGCGATCGGTGCTGCCGCGATCAAAGGGGAAACGCGGCGCATTGGCTCCTCAATGACCCAGCGGATTGGCGACGAACGCTATCAGTCTCATAGCGGGCGGCAATTGTACGCGAATTTATAGGTCTCGCCCGGTGTCAGGTTGACACTATTGTTTGACCAATCGAAGGCCACGACGTTCCCGGACAATGGCCCCACAACGGTAAAACCGGCCAAGCGATCCCAAACGCCGGTTCCAACCTGTAGAGCAGCAACACACGCCTGACCAGAGGCGAAACTAACCGGCATCGCGAGATCGAACTCGCCCGCCGCCAAGGCTCCCGACCCGGCGGTAATGACAAGCGTGCCAGCATTCTGGTCACTATTCGATGAATCCAATGCGCACGTACCGCCACTACCAACGTCGCTGCATATCGGTCCGGGAGAGGGTTTCAGCCCGGCCAGCATCGGGTCACTGCCCGTTCCAGCGAACAGATTAGTGCTATAGGGGCTGGTGGTGACGGATAGATCCGTGCGAAGATTGCCGATGTAAACTAGGTTTTGTTTGTTCCCGCTCCCACCCATGTACATATTGGAGCCGGAGGTATTGGCGACATACGGGGCCGCGGAACCGTTGGCGCTAAGGATGGTTGCCTGATTTGCAGAGAACCTAGAGTTTACATTTTCTAAGTTAACTCCATATCCGCTCACCCGACCTACACTGACGATTTGAACTTGCGTCGCATATATTTGTCCTGCGGTCGAATTTGTTCCTACTTCGATTCCGTCGCTGCCAGCCAACTCCGCGTAAATCTGGTTTACGATCAGCAACCCATTTTTGACCGCCAGCGGCACATTCATATCCCCGGCCGTCAGGGTATCGATCTGTACGGTTGCTCCGGGATTATTGATTAGAACGCCGATTGAACTGCCAAAACCACACGCAATCCCAGCGCCGTCTGCCCAGATATTCTGGGCAATCACCGAATTATCGAACTCGTAATCAGCCGTCTGAAACGGCTGCGAGACGATATTGTTCATGAAAATGCCGGCGGCGCCGATAGGCGTCCCGGCCACACGTACCCCTGTACCTGGGCGCTCGCCGTTCGGGCAACTAAACGGTGCAGACTGCCCAGTTTGGATCTTAACGTCGTCGGCGATACCGCTATCGGTGTTACCGACATCAATTTCGAGGGCGGCTTTTGAAATCCCCGTACCATCGAGGATCAGATGCTGCAAGTAAGGCCGGTTGCCGGTGATCCAGATCGTAGTATCGAAGCCGAGGATCTCGCTATCCACCACATTGAAACTAGCGTTTCCGTTATCGGCGACGGCGATGCCGGCGAAGCCGCTGCTATCCGCCACCGGAAAGGTCAGGTTCTTGTTGAGGATCAGGCAGCCTTTGACCCGAGCCGAGGGGCCGCTGGCGGTGATCTCGCCGCTGCCTGGAGTCAGCAGAAGCGCCGGGTAGATGTTGAGGTTGCTCTGTGTGCTGGTATGGCTGCCGAGGTCTCCCATCCCATAGCCGCAGTCCAAGGTCGAACCGGCTGGAATCTGCACGCCGCTACCGATGAAATACCGCTTGCCCCCGGCGAAGCAACCGCCCGGCGGCTGGGCGCTAAGACAGGCCTGGATATGACCAGAGTCATCCGTCACGCCGTCGCCCACCGCTCCCCATTGGCGAACGTCATTCACCGCCCACGGCCCGATGAAATGGGTCACCGAACCCTGCACGTAGGGCGTCCGATCGGTTGACGCGGGCGTCGTGACAGGAGGCGCCGCATTCGTGTAGGCTGGAAACGGGAAACATAGAGTGCCGGCAGGTAGCGGCGCGGGACAAGCGCTCTGTGCGCGTCCGTCCGAAGGACCGAAGACAATAGCGCACCACAACGTCAGGAATGCAATCACTGCGCGACGCATTGCCACACCGAAAATGTTGTCGTAGGAGTAGTGAGCAGGGAGCCCGTTGAAGGATCGGTCAGCAGATATCTACCTGAATCATCGGTCAATATCGCCTGGGCGGTAATCGGTAGCTGCACGGCCATAGCCACAGTATTGGTCGTCGGATACATCGCAAAAACCGGAACCCACCCCGAGCCAGAATAAACTTCATAACAATATGTCGTCGGACTCAGGACATTCAGCCAACAATATCCAGTTTGCGGATTGGCTGGGGGGATAGAACCGCGATTGCAATTCTGCTGGGCATTCACATCGGCGGCAAAAGCCGCGAAATTGTTCCGGGTCGGTTCCGAGGTATAAGTTGTCCCGGCCGGCTGATTCGGGTCAATCGAGCTTGTCGCCCATGCCGGCGTCGAGATCAGCAAGAGGAAGAGTGCCAACCAGCGCATCAGCCATTCTCCCAAGCGAAGAACGGCTGGCCGGGAATCAAGCCCAACACCCAAACGGAACCTAGCCATACGGGATCCGGAGGAATCTTCGTGCCGTTTTGCAGCACTCCTGATCCGGTTCCCACGAAGATCGTCCCAGTCTCAGCCTGGGTTGGAGACAGCACATTGGCGGACGAGATCCCCAAGACCGGCGGCATGCCCTGCGCTGCCGCCAAGAGCCCAGACGCCGGATTGAACAGCAAGAGATAGGTACGCGCAGGGTTCGGGGCCGTGATCATCTGCCCAACGCCAGAGAGCGTGATCGTGCCGCCGCGGTCGATCAGAGTCGCCGGCATCGGCTCGCCCCATCCACTCGCAGCCGATGCCAGCACCGCCGCTTTGTTGGGTAGCGGCATCGTCGGGTCGAGTTCGGCGACGACCGGTTTGATAATGGTCGTGCCTTGTGGGCCGACGTAGTACGAAAACCCATTCTGATTTTGCAGGACGCTAGGATATTCCGGGCGTGGATCAATGATCGGAACCGGATCGGGCGGCAGCAAAATCGGACGGAGCTGATCCTGTGGCTTGGAAAGGCATCGAGCGCAGACGCGCCGATGCGTATCCGTCAGCTCGGCGCCGTACCACTCGTATTGATCACGGAGATTGTGCCGATTGTACCATTCTCCGCAGTCGTCGCACACACCGAAGGCACGTGGCCTTTGCGGATCGACCGTAGCCTGACCAGCGCGATCAGCCCAGCCCATCAGATCACACTTTCCAGTATGCAGCGAGCCGAGGTGCGATGAACACCTCGGCCTTCTCGGTATCCTCGGCGGCGAACAACGCCCACGATTCCATCTTGTCGTCGAGCAAGCCACCGGTATTCGGAGCGCCGATCAGTTGCGGCGCATATTTGCGAGCCAGACGGAAGGCCACATCGGCGCACAGCGCGTCAAGCGCGCGGTTCGCTACGTCAGGTGTCTCGCCATTCGCGAGATTGGCGTCCTGGATCTGTCGTAACGCAAAATAGGTGACTGCGGCTTGCGGGTAGCCGAATAGTGGCGGCTGCCAGAAAGTAAGCGTGGTCTGGCCAGGCGGCCCCAACCGGTTGAACCAGTAGATAGTCGGCAAGCCATCATATTGTTTGTTCGGGATCATCGCGATGTCGGCGCGACCTCGCGGCATCAGCCAGCGGTCCTGGCTCTGAGTGATCACCACTTGTGGATCGGCCGATACCTGCGGTTCAAGCCAGTCGTTGACCGGAGCATCCCAATCCGGTCCAGGTCCGGTCGAGAGGATTGTATTGTAGTAGGCATCGGTGATCGACACGATGTTGTCGGGCATCAGATAAGTGCCCTGCCCGACGACAAGCTGGACGACGCCCTGAACTTGCTGGAAGAGATTGACGCCCTTGTTGGCCCAGGCTTGGAGGCATAGGTTCTGCGACCGATAGGCGTCCCGCATGTGATAAACGGTCAGTGAGGTCGCGCGGATCTGGCAGCGTGAGAACGCTTCCAGCACGACCTCGCCGTTGCTGAGCGAAAAATCGTAGAGCCCACTAGGAGTTCCGGGAACGCCTTGCGGCACCGGGTTCCTCCTTTGCGACATCCTCTGCGACTTCGGCAAGATGATCTTCGGTGTGCGAAGGCGACCGACGGCGCCGAACGGGACGCGCCGCCCACTTCACGGCAGCCTTAGTCATCGCCTCATCTGGCGACTCCGCCTCGATCTCATAGATTTCTGAGGAATGCCCATCGTTCACGCGAACGTGAAACGTGCCGGGCATGATCGTGAAATCGGCCATTAGTCTTCCCCAAGGCCAGGGTACTTCGCATGTACCTTCCGGCGTACCGCCGCCTCGACAGGCTTGCCTGAACTGCGAGCAAGCGCATTGATCGCGTGCTTTCGGTCTTCGATCGGATAAGAGCCGGGACCAGAACCTTTCGGTCCCTCGCCCTTTCCTGGGAGCGCAAAGTCGCTCCGCGGCAGCCGGCGGCGCTCCGCCGCATCAAGTCGGCCACCGCGAGCTAAGGGCGGACTTCTTTGCCCTTTCCGCCTTCGTCCACGCCCTTGACCGTGGACTGGTAGGATGCGCGGCCAGTGTCGGCCCCGCTAAAGGGAGATTTTGGCGTCATGCGTCCACCCCGCGCCCGCCGATCAGGCCTATGACGAGCTTCCTCGCCCTTGACCTCGCCGCCGCGCTTGTGGCCCTCCATCTCCTCGCTGACCTCTTCCTTGGTCCGCTCGTCCTCCATGACCTTGCCGCCCTTCTTTTTGGCATGGACATGGACAACCGCGCCCTTGTGGCCAGCGTGGTGATGGTGCTCGCTATGAGCCTTGTGCTCTTCCTTGTGGTGCCCGGAATGACCGTCTTTCATTCAATCTAACTCCTGTTTGCGAACCGTCGGCACCGCGTCCTAGAACGCGTTCTTACGATCTCCGGTGGTCTCGATCACGTACAAGACGGTCGTACCGGAACCGGCCGTCTGCGTTGCGCGAATAGCGAAGACGGGCACATCGAATGCACTCACGGCTCCGCCGCCAGTCGAGGTGATGCCAGCCCAGCTCTGAGTCCCGAGCGCCAATCCCGTCGTCGGCGCAAAGATTGCCTCGGAAGCAGGGGCAATGATCGCCAGCGGCGGGACAGCACTCTGCGGCTCCGGCGATGCGCCCCATGGCGGCAATTCCTGGACAGCGTTGATGTCATCCCAGGTGCATTCGAGCTGCGAGGTCGGGCCGCTCGCCGCGATTGAGATCAGCACACCCATCTTGCCGATCTGACCCCATTCGCGCTGAATCCATGGCGTCGAGCCGACCGCGTTGGTGCCGACCGTAACCGCCGCCGTCCAACCGCCTCCAAGCGGCAAAAGGCTTGTGACCGTCAGGAAATCGAGATGCGTATAGACTGTGCCGGAACCACCAGACGGGACCGCAAGCGTCTCGGTCTGGACATTGCCGGAGCGGTCAGTACCGGCGACGACCAAAGTCCGTGCCGACGCTTCGTTGCCGTAGGTAAGGAGCACTCGGCGAGCCGCATCAAGCGTGACTGTTCCGCCGCCGACCAAAGTAAGATCGGTGCCGCTAACCGGCGTCTGCGAGGCTGCGATGACCGTTGCGGAAGCCGCTCCGAGCGTCAGTGTAACGCGAACCGGATTCAACGACTACACCTGGGGCTGTCCGAAGCCGAATTGTGGCTGACTCAACCGGTTCTGGGTCTGTTGCCACACCGTCATCGCCGACTGCATGCGTAACCGGTTGCCTGAAACTGTAATCGTCGAAACCGAACCGTTCGAGGCAGTCGAGCCAAGGCCCGTGCCTCCGCCAATCGCCGAAGTCTGGATCGTGCCGCGTACATCGCCAGTAGTGGTTGTCGCTGGATTGGTCGTGTCGGCTGCCACAAAGCCATAATTGGCGCCAGCACTCAGCGCCCCGCCCCACCATACCATAGTTTCCTCAAGGAGATCGCAGCGCTGGGCAAAGCCAAACACATCCGATGTACCGACCGTGTAGTTGTTCGTCCCGTCGGTGAAGTCCGGCACAATCGAACTGATCGCCTTGAAGGCTTTCTTGCCGTAGTTGGTTGCCGACCCCTGCGCGATCGACTCGGTCATCGGCTGCCAATAGACATCCCAGCCATGGACTACGATATGATTACTGGCACTAGCTCCGGCCGAAACTGTCGTTACGATGCCCCGCGCAATCCCCTGGCGCGGATCGAGAAACAGACCGGGGCCGGCCGCCAACATCGGAAGATGTGATACCGGCTCGACTTGCCCGAACTCGCTGGTCGGCCAAGAATTTCCCGTGCCGATCGCGAAGGAGCCTGCTTGCAATGCAGCATCATGTATCGTGATAGTGGTCGATGTCGGCATGCCGGTCACGTAGGTCAGCAGCGGCGTGAGCGCGCCCGTTGCAGCTCCGGCCGACGAAATGACCAACGGCATGCCCACCATGAACAAGGTCGAGTCCAGCACGGTTACAGTCTGTGCGGTAGAACCGGTCGTCGTGGTGCCGTAGCAGAAACCAAAATCGAGCACGATCGGCGCCGTGACCACCGCGCCGGCATTCAATATGCCGGTAAACGGGATGATCGGAATATTCGGCGTGATCCCGTAGGCCGCAGTCGTGACCAAGGTCATCGCCGTACCAGAGGTCGTGTGCGCCGTCGTAACCAGGCTGTTGGTCGCATGCGCTGCCGGGATCGCGTTGTTGCTGACGACCTGCCCAGAGGTCAGCAGTTCCGGCACGCGGCCCGGATAGCCCTGCACCAGATCCTTGAGAAAGGTATAGCGTGTATCGGGATAGCCGTAGCCGCCGAACAGCATCGATGGACCACGATCCGGGTTTGGGTCCGGCAGCAGAATCGCGCCGCCCGGAGACGCCTCAAGCTGCTCAAGATCCCCGCTGACGAAGAGCGGGCCGGTGAAGTTGGTAGCGCCCATTAGGCGGCTCCTTTCGGGTGCAGCCTATGCACTAATTGGTGGGAAAACTGCCAAACCCGGCGCGCCAATCATCGTATCCAAGGTAATAGCGCTCGTAAGCCTTCACCAAAAGATTGTCCGTCGAGAAATCCACCTGCATGCTCGATTCGAACGGCACGCGGACGAGATGGATAAACCCGCCTTGGTCGGACGCGATAAACCAGGGGTACGGGCTGGTCAGGAAGTCCATGACCAAGTAGCCGTCGGCAAGATCGCCGTATTCCTTGACCGCCGAGATGTCGTTGTTGGCAGTCCCGGTGCGAAGCGGCGTTTCCATCAGCCGTTTGGCGACATGGCGCAGCTCAACTGGCACGATCAGCATCTTGCCTTGCGCGCCTTGGAGCAGACCGGCGTTGTCGCGGAAGCGGCGGATGATGTTGTTGCCGTAGAGTAGGGTGGCTTCGTTGAGGCCGACCTGATTGACCGGAGTGTTCGGGACGGTGAGGCCATCGACCGGATGCGCGGTCGAGAACAGAGCCACGCCATCGCCGCCGATCGCGGCGTTATAGATATTCCCGAGATTTAACACATCGGCCGCGATGATCTCCTTGGTCTGCCGGAAGGACTTGATCAGCCCGAGGTTGGTCGGATTGAATTGGCCTTTGTAAAGATTGTCGTCGATCGCTTCTCGGGTGAAGGAGTAACCGAGACCGATGGCGACGTGGATATGCGAGTAGACGTAGCGTTGGCCAGCGCCATTGTCGAAGTTCGTCGGCATGCCGGTGATCTTGAGTCCGGCGAGCGGCAAATAGCGGGCGGCGATCGTGCGCTCGACTTGCAGATCCGATTGGCTTTCGGCGAAGACGCGCGAGTATTGGGTCGGGATCTGCGCGTAATCTCCAGTGATCTTACGAACACCAGGAAGCAGCAGGGCCGGAATATTTGAGGAATTGACTGCCATGGCCTAACTCCTCAGATGCCGGTAGATGTGCGATACTCGGAAGTATTGAGCACCACATCGAGATAGTTATTGGTAGGCTGACTCGCCGCGGTCGGCAGTAGGGTTGTCGGGTCATAGCCAGGCTGGAACATCATCGACAACCCGACGATGCGTAGGGGTAAGGTTGCCGTGGTGTTGTTGTAGGTGGTGGCGTCGAGATAGGCGGTGCTCACCCCCGTCGAAGTATTGGGGGAGCCGTTCTGCGCCAGATCGATATTGCCGCCCCGGTCAAGGACATTCCCTGGATTTGAAGCGTTCGTACCGCCTAACTGAGCGGTAAAGACGATCGTCGGATCATCGTAGACCAAGCAATAGATATCCCCTGACGGGCTCTCTGTGCCAGCATACCACTGCTTGTTGATCGTCTGCTGGAGCACCGTATCGAAGTACGGCAGGCACCCACCGAAGACGCCCAATGAATGGGTATCGCCCGCTGTGTAGATGCCGACATAGCCATAGACGCCGGAGCCTGATCTGGTCTCGATCAGATCGCCGAAGCCGATCGCAGAGCTATAGCTCTTTTTGATTAGATAGAGGTTTGCCTGATAGGTCGGGGCTTGGGCGCCGAGATTGCGGGTGGGCCGCAGACCGAATGGGGCGAGAGTGAGGGTCGCCACGCCTGAGACTCCATGTCTCAGATCGTTCCCTCAGAGCGCCTTCAGGTCAGATCGTCGGTTGCTGAGAGCCGATCACGCGCGGACCATGGCTCGATCTAATCAGCGGTTAGCGGTTAGGCCATCATCAGTCAAGAGAAATCTTCGTGCGAGGTCCCGATAATGCGATCAAGGGGATCGCTGGCAAGAGGCTCACTTACCGACAGCCTCACCGGGGGACGGACGCGTAAGCCGAAGCTCACACGCGAGCAATTCCGGGCGATCCTGGACTCGATCCGAAAGGACGAGTAGAATCGCGCGGTTCTCGGGATCGACGATTCGGCGCGAGCCAACGGATTCTGTGCCAAAGACATGGGTAGAGCTGAACCAAACGGAAAAGATCGAAGACCTTAGGCAGGATATGGAACGAGTGTTCCAAATACTGAACCGATTAGGAGTTACAGATCAACGCCTATTTGAGATGTTTAATTCGATGAAATCTAATCTCGAAGAGGTCGCCAAGGCGCATCCGGGTACAAGATCGAAATCTTAGCTGGATGCCGGCGTGCGCGAATCATTGCGCAAAAAATATCCCGCGCCGCTTCTTCCGCTTCAGACGAATCCGTAGCGGAGATCAGTCCTGATATATGCGTGTAAACCTTATCGCGCCCCGCCTCAATCATCTCTGGCGTGATCTCGATCTCGCAACTCTCCTCAATCACTGAGGGGGCGTCGCGCCCCATTGAAAGTTGCTCTGCAAGCCGCTCGATATCCTCTTCGATCATCATATCAGATAATTTAGAGCTACAAAAGTAATCACATAAACGAGGATGGCATAGCCAATAGCAACTATGAATAAGTTCATATCAACGGCTTCGTGTCGCCCTCGACGCGAATGCCCGCATCCCCCCAACGGTCGCCCCCGACACGGCGGGCCATGTCACGGCCGGCGTCACCAGCCTGAGCGGCAGCAAGCCGATCCATCTTCTGCCTATAGGCCATCTGCGCCGCCTCGTTGCGAGCCTCTTCGGTTAGCCGCATCGGCCGCATATAGAGCCGCATTCCCTCGCGGTCGATTGTCGGGCGCTTCCAGCCGGGCGGGCAAAGCTGTGGGAAATGCGAGGCCGGAACCGGGAACCAAGAACCGCGGGCGATCTCGACTTGATAGGACGGATCGACTTCCTCACCAACATAATGGGTGGGCCACCACTGATAATCCCATCCTTCTCGACGACCGCGCTCCGGAATATCGAAAGCAGCAGTAATGCCGACGCGCGATTCGCGAGTCAGCCCCTCGCCGGAACCGATAGCGTCGAGCATTTGCTCGGGAGACATATCGCCGGTAATCTCAGGCGCACGCACCTTGGGTAGCCGCTCCGTCATCTCCCGAAAAGCGGGCCGCCCACGCGTCTTGCCAGACTTGGCTTCCCTGGCCTTGGAGAGATTGGCGAGCATCTCCAGTTTCTCTTCCGGTGTGCGAACCCGTTTGCGCCGATCAACTTTCTCGGGAGATTCCATGCCGCCAGGCAGATTATCCGAGTCGCTCATCGATAAACTCCATCAACCCGCAAACCAGCGTCGCCGCCAGCGCGCTGTATATCGATGATCGCTTGCTGCTCTTTGAGGTAGGCTTGGAAGCCTTCCTCGCCTTTGTAGCCGTTATGCCTGGCGAATTCGCGAAGATCATCGACTGTCACGGCCGGGCCGATATGCCGAGCGATTGCCTCCGGCGATGGCACTCCATTGCGATTGGTGACAGGCACGCTTGATCGCGAGACCGGGGCGCCCATCGAGGATGCCGATGGCCCACGCCGCTGAGCTTGCTGCTGACCGTTCGGCATCTGTTGTTGTCCTCCATCTCCACGCTCATAGGATTCGAATCGCTCGTATCGCGCCATCGCATCGTCGAGAGCGCGGAAATAGGCCGGCGTTCCTTCGCGGATGCCATCGGCGACGACCGTCGAATGAGCCGCAACCGCGTGATTGTAATAGGCGGAGTCATCATAGAAGCGGGGATGCTTGTCCATCCATGATTTTGCCGATGGCGTGGCATCCATCGTGCCGCCCGGCGTCGTGACGCTAACGATCGATGGATCTCGGGTTGGCTGTTGTTGCCGCTCGACCTCCTGCGGCCGGGCGGTCTTCTGCTGGTCAATCCAGGCCTTTTGTCCCTCGAAACGATCCAGCAGGGCAGAGGCAGCAGACATGCGGCGGAAAGCCTTGGCCGTCGCCACCGCATCGCCCGCCGATTGCGTGACCACGATTTCCTGCTCGGCTTGATCGATAATCGTCTTCTGCGCCTGAATGCCGGCCAGCAGTTCGCGTTCCTGCGAAGAGACGGCGGCGTCGCCGGCAGTGCGGGCACGCGTCTCCGCCTCATCTCGCTGTCTCGTGGCCTCGGATGCGCGCTGGCGCTCGGTATCGCGCTCGCGCTCAATGCGCGCCGTATAGGCGCGAGCCTCCTCTAATGCCTCTTCCGGCGTCGGTGCTTCTCCTCCTCCGGAAGACGGCGAGCCGGGCTGGCGCGTAAGCTCGTCCGGATTGGGAAGATCGGATTGTCGAGATCCACTCATGATTCCACCGGATAGATTTCGATGATCTTCGGTCCCCAAGGATTGATGATCATGCCACCTTCACGCTTTAGATGGCCCGGGGATCGAAGGGGTGCGAGGCCAAGATAGCGCGCGCCCATCGGATTGACAGTGGATTCATCAGTAACATCGATTTGGAAATCGATCACATCATCAAACCATGACGCAACATTCCGATCTCGGGCTCTTGGGCGTCGGCCCAGGACCCGCGGAACCGCAAGGTTCGTAGCATTTCCGCGATGGCTTCCTGGAGAGAGGCTTTCAACCCAAGAGGTGACATCTCGGTCGCGAGCAACGGGACGACGTTTTCCCATCATACCACCATATCAGGGTCGGAGATCCGCGCGTAAACATCTGATTCATATAGGAATTTACAAGGCCAACCAGCGGCGTACTTGACGCCGACAAATTCGAGCACCCGGCTTTTCTCGGCCGATAACGATGTGATTGAGACCTGCCGGGTGTTCTCTTGCAGAGTTACCACCCAATCACCGATACGGAGCCCGAGCTTGTCAGCTTCCGAGCCGATCTTGACCACGAGCAGCACTTTGCCGGTGTAGATGCTTTCAACCGAGTGCTCGCGTATCACAAAGCCCACGCTGCTGTCGTAAAGCTCATATAGTCGTGGGAGCGATAAACGTTCCTCGCGCGGGAACCCCAACTTGTCGGACCACATCAAGCCGCTATGAACATAGGGAGCGACGATCAACTGCGTACCGAACAACTCCATATCGGAAAGATCGCCGACGCAGGAGAGTATTTCGGTTCGCGCATTGTAACGGACATAGCCATGGATGGTCGTGTTCGTCGCTAAAGGACTATTCGCCACTGTTCACTCTCCTTATTAATTCATCTAGGACTTCTCGTGCTTTCGCCAATCCGCGAATTTCCCCGGCCGCAGCCATATAATCGCCGAAGTCTGCGCACGAACCTTTAAGCACCGGCACAGATCGCGAATCCACTTCGTCTTGGATCTCGCGCCGGAGGCGATCGACGAATTCCTGAAGGGGAATCAAAGATTACTCGCAGGCCGGCGGGGAATAGCAGCGCGCGGCGCTTGCCGAGCTGCTCGCACGTATTCCAATCCTTCCTCAGTCAAGCGACCTTCGGTATCCATGAATCCGGCGTTACACAGCTCGAAAAAAGTGGATCGCCTTATAAGCCCGACATATCGGCCATCAGCACCACGAAGGGCTTCCCGCGCAGCGGCAGAAAGATCCGTCATACGCGCCCCCCAGCTTTCCGGCGACTATGCGCCTTCACCGGCACGAGATTTTCGAGTCCCGCCTTTTGCAGCCGTCCTTCGGCACCGCCCGATCCGGCGTTGTGTAGCGGATAGATGCCGCCACCGCGTTTCATTGGCGGCATGCCGGGCCGCGGCGGCAACGCGCCGGGAGGAAGTCCAGCGCCAGGCGGCATTACCCCAGGCGGCGGCATTCCGGATCCAGGAGGAAGACCGGCGCCAGGAGGCGGCATCATCGGTGGGCGCGGCGCAGAAGCCGCGAGACGCGCCCCTATCTGCATGCCTTGCTGCTGAGCTTGCTGGCGCTCAGCAGCGCCACCGCCGGTCGCAATAACAATATTGACCTTGCTCGGTCCCTTGCCGACTTTGCCGCCACGAGCGCGACGATCAGGACGGGCGCAAGCCTCTCGGCCTTTGACTTCGCCGCCAGCTCGGTATCGCGTCAGCGATTCGCCTTTGTGATCATGACGCTCGTGCTTGTGGATCATCTCCGCCGTCTGCTTGCGATCCTGCTCCTCATCCACATGACCGCCGACCTTGTAGCCGGCCCTGCGGGCGTGCGCCTCAGCCTTTGACTGCTCCTCGTGGCGAAGCGATGCGTGATGGCTGGTCATCAGAAAGCCCTCTTGGGAGTTACATTCGGAAACAGTCGCTCTTGTTGCTGTTGCGCCCCATCGTGGGCATGCTCTTCTCGCGCCAATTGCGTCTCGTGCTGACGATCGACGATACCCTCGGCACGGTCGGCTTGCAACTTATCCGCGTCACCCTTGACTTCGGCTGCGGTTTTGAGCCGCTCCGTCTGTTCGCCCATCGCTGCGATCTGTACCTTGGCTCGCTGATCGGCGGCCGAAGTCTGGGCGCGCGTCTGAGTGTCAGCCATCTTCGCCTGCGTCTGAAGCTGCGTCGCCTGCAATTTTTGCTGCGCGGCCTGCTGCTGCGGGGTAGGCGCGGACTGTGCCGGAGCCTCGTTTATATATTGCTCCGGATTGGGCTCTTGCAGCACATTGAGGAGCCGCCGGAAGATCGCCTGCCGGTTCGCCAAATCCGGGAACATCTGCGCCAATTGCCCAAGCGCCGTCGCCTTCATGACCCGATGAATGTGGCTCGCTGTGTTCGGATCGCTGGCCGGAACCAAATTGATATCGCTGAACTCGTCCTCTTCCAGCCATGGCTGGCCAGAGGATTTCGCCATCCGCATCAACTGCTCGGGATTCTCGGCGAGAAGTTCTTTCAGCAGCTCTAATTCCTGCTGCCGCGAGTTATGCAGCCCTTTGTGAACGGCGGCGATGACCTTCGTGCTCTGCTCGATCATCGCGATCATCGTGCCGACCGGAATGTCCGCAGTGCCTTCACCAACCGGCAACTCTACCGTCGCCGCGAGCTTGCGGCCGTTCTGCTCCAGCTTTTCGGACAGCTCCATGACCTGCGGTGAGAGGTCCTTATACGGCAGACCCATGACCGCGTCCTGGATACGCTGCTTCATTTGCAGGTCGATTTCCTGGACACCCATCGGCCCCATCGCGATCTGCGTCGTGCCCCGCGGCATCGAGCCCTTAGCGGCCAGCAGACCAGGGAAGATCGACAGCATTCCAGCGTCGATGACTTCACGCTCCAGGGTGGTCAGCGCGCGTTCGGTATTACCGAGGATGTGCGCGAAACCGAGCGAATAGAAACCGAACCCCGGCACCATACCAAACATGATATAGCGTTGACGCGGCTCGAAATTCTCATCGCCCTCTTTCCAATTACGCCGTATCTCTTTGATACGTCGAGAATCCTTATCGACGGTGATCTTGTACGGCAATGGCAGCCCGGTCAGTCTTCCTTCTTCTTCATGCTCAAAATCAGGAAGATCCCATTCGCAACGGGACTCATAGATCGTATGCCGGTGATCGGCGGGAAGCTCGGGACCGGGCCGGATGCCCTCGATTTCGCCGACCTTCTTCTCAAAGCCGGTCGGCGTCTCCATCGGCTGCATCAGCGACTCATTGTCGATCCACCAATCCATGTGCTCCAGTCGCTTGACCTCGGCATGGCGCATCATGATCCGCTCGGTCACTCGGCCCGCGGTCGTAAGATGCATCGCGTCGTTAGAAACGATTAGGTTAGTCGATTTGACCCATTCACTGACGATCATGCGCCTTAGCGGATTGTAATAAACCTTGCGGAACTCAGTGCCGATAGGGCCGAGGGACCACAACATCCGCGAGAAATCTGGATAATACTGTTTGTCGGTAACGGTCAGGAAGTGGTTGAATATACGCTCGAATGCTTCGGCTTTCTCGTCTCGGTCGCCCTCCATATCCGGCGAGATCGGCGAAACATCCGGCGCATTAGTCGGTCGCGGCTGGATCGGCTTGTCGTCACGCACCTTGACCGGGCCATCGGCCGGCAGAAACTCGGCATACGCATTAGCCCAGAAATTGATCGAGGCCTCCAGCATCAAGGTATGCCACACCTTAGATATGCTGCCCTCGGATTGCGGGACGCCGCTCGCCTCCTGGAAAATCAGCCCGAGATATTCCAGCGCCCGCTCGGCGATCTTCTCCCATTCCCGCCGCGTCGCCAGGTCGGCCTCGACGCCTTCCAGCAGTCGCGAAGCGATGACCGCTAGATCGCCGGGGCTCATTTTCTCGGCGAGATTGGCATCGAAATCGCCGCGCAGATACGACGGCCGCGGACCGTCATCTTCCTCGTCTTGGTTGGCGATGGCGAGCCCTTCATCGGCGTCGTTCGCCACGACCAAAGTCAGCGCATCACGGCCGGCAAGCTCACGCCTGATCTGCTCCGGCAGTCGGGTGGCGTTCCCGTCATCGATCGGGCGGAAATCGCCAAGGCCGGCAGATTGCGCCATCAGACCTTATCCATCGCCGAACATCACATTCATCTCACTCTTGGTAAGCCAACGCTTCGCCAGACGCTCTTCCTCCAATCTAGCAATCTGGTCCCAAGCCCATTGCGGTATCCCGACGGCGTAATAGAAACCCCCACATTCTTCGCGCTGCCTAAACGGAATATCGACCGACTGCGCCATCAATCATACCGAAGCGGGGGCAAATCTATGTCACTGTCGCCACTTACCGCAGGACTGCGAACCTGCATCGCCCGAAACTCGTGTGCGAATTGCACTATATCACCACTCTCGCACGCGGCAATAAGCGCGGCGGCGATAGCAGGAGGCAACAAAAACCCGACAAGAAGATCATCGGCCGGATCTCTTGCCGTCGCCGCGATAGCCATGAGTGCATTGACCTTCTCAGTCTCTTCTGGCAAAAAAGATCCGCATGTATAGCTCAACTCCCGAGGGCGCCGGAAGCGATATCCCCACAAATATTTGTATTCGCTCATGATTCTATCACCCAAACATGAGTAAAATCATATACTGGCAAATCTTGGGAGATGCGCGGAATGCCAGGAAGATCGGCATGTAGAACGATCAGCTTAGGCTCGAGTCCGAGGTAATGAGCGCTTGCCAGCCTATGGGAACCCTCTACTGCGTAAAAACATTCGGCGATCTGGATAACGCGGATCGTTGGTGCCCCACACAACTCCATCTCGTTGCATACCAAGCCGAGTGTACCGTCATCGTAGGGCGCATGTTTAGCGTAGATGGTTTTCATCAGAGTTTCCCGTCCCGCCTCTGCTGATCGGCTTCGCGCAGAAGCCGCAGGACCTCGTCCTCGCCACGGGTCCGGATCACCCTGGCAATGACGGCCATATCCTCCACCTTCTGAGTCACGATGCCATCATTGAGCCGATCGCGCACGCGCTTCGGCAGGCGATCGAAGATCGCCATTCCATCGCCGATGACGTCGTCACTATATATAGCTCTGTTCATTTCCCGTGCTCAGCCAGAATGTTTTCGATGCTGCCGCTCCACCATCGAAATATTTCCTCAACAGGAGACCCTCCGGCTTCGGCGATTAAGAGCATTTGAGCTGCCGCACATTTCCCAAGTGCTATCAAAATCTCCCTATTGGACCAACCTTCCGGCAATAGGGCTGACAAGGCTTTCGCCCTGTCACTATATATGGCGCGTGAACCGCTGGTTTGTGGCATCGTTTGCGCTCGTCTACGGGCTGATGTTCCAGATCACGCTCGACCTGATCTGGATCACGCTGTTCGCCTTATGGCTCGGGACGATTCTCACGGCCTTAGCTCGGGGCGCTGAGGCTGTGGCACGGAGGCTGCGGGAGCCACAGACTGCCGCATCTGCGCCGCGAAAGGTGCCAATCCCTGATCCGACCTGACGACATTATCCAGGCCGCCGAGCACACGTTGGATTCCGGCTTGCACTGTCGGAGCGCGATTGATGGTTGACGGCATCTGATAGAGCCACCGCGCGATGGAAGGATTCATCAGCAGGCGTGGCGCTGCGTAACCCCCGGCGATGGCTAGAGTCGTCATGATCGGATGCGCCAGCAATGCTTCACGATTCTCCAGAGCAGTCACCCCGACTCCGACCTCGCCGAGCGTCGCCCCCATGTGGGCCGTCCCACTCGGATTGCCGAATCGGGTCATCGCCTTTTGCGCGCCGGCAACGCGGGTCAGCGCCTCGATGCCATCACGCTGATCGGTTCCCTGCGCACCAAATAGCGTATCCTTCGCAGCATCGGAGAGCTTGTTCCAATTGGTGACGAAGCTCGCTGGCGAGAAGGCGTCTTGCGGCCCGACACCCGGAGTCGGGACTCCCATTTTGCGCAGTACAGCAGCCCCTACATTCCCCCAATCGGCATCGGGGAGCGATCGCTGTAGGGATCGCAATAGTCCAGCATTTGCCGATGGTCCTTGCCCGGCCGCACGATTGATTGCCGCGAAGGTCTGTTCAGGCGAGCCGGATAGCAAGGGCTCAAGTTGATCTATCCTCCCTTTGCCGGCGTTGTAGTAGGAATTTGCCGCCTCGAAAGCCCGAGAGGCTTGCGGGCCTTGCGCAGCAGCTGCCCCTTCGAGGTCTTGCGACATTCCCCGATAAACATCGCTCAGATCCCCACGCGGTATATCGTTGCCGCCGGCCAATGCAGGCTCCCCCATCGCGCGACCGATGAAGGATCGGAACTCCTTCAACTCTGGAACCGTTAAGGTTCCGCCGTTCGACGCTGCCTTTTGATAAAGCGACTGGAGGTTTGAATTGGTGATCTGTTGACCAAGAGAGGGATTGGACGGGAACCGCTCGATCGGCCCCTTAAGCGCCTCAAGCGTATTCTCCAGCGGAATCTGGATACTCGGGTCCATCTGATCCCAGAACCGGTCATAGAGCGCACCGGACTTAGCCGCAAAACTCGACGCCTTGGTCGGCGAAGCGATGATGTCGGCCGCGCTCATGCCAGCGGGGGCCTCGCCCTTGTCGAAGCTCTTAATTCCAGTCTGCGCCGCAGCTCCCCCCTCTTCCGCAGCTTCGCTAATGTTCTGGCTGCCAGCCGACCCGAAGAGCGCGGCCGTCCGATCAGCAGAGGCTCCAGTTTGCGCCGCGGTGCGCTGCATGCCACGAACGATCGGCCCAGAAAAGCCAGGAAGCTTCGACATGACCGAGGCGGCATAGCCAGAAGCTGGCCCTTGGGCGAGGACGGGAATAGTTGGATCAACCCCACTTCGCGCAAAATCTTGAGCCAACATTTGCGCCGCAGTGACCGCGCGAGGTATCGCCACCGCCGGAATGCCGGGCTCGGGAATGCCATAGCCGAGAGCGCGACCTAACGCCGGAAGGTTCGGTCTAATGCCGTATCCGAGATCAGCGCTCTCTTCCATCGCTGGATTACGCATATAGACTTTCTGTTCACCCGTATCGGGATCGCGGAGAACTACCTGCGTATCGCCATGCGGAACCAAGCCGCTTTCTTGATAGGTCCATTGGTCCGGGGCAGGAGCAGCCGTATAACCAGGATAACCATAGGCCGGCATGCCCTTAACATCGGGACGGGTGCCTTGGGCTCCGGCGGCTAGAACATCAAGCCATCCCTCACCCATCCCCGCCGCAACGCCGGATGGTCGCGAGGGATAGGTCGGCACCGGCATGGGCATAGAAGACGGTGCCGACGCTTCAGGGCTCTGCAAAATGCTGAGCGACTGATCGAAACTGCTCGGCGCGGCGGCCGGAGGCGCGCCGGCATTCGCCGGGGGCGGCTGAGCCAAGCCGGTATTCAGCACCGAAAGAGCGTCATCGAGGCTGCTCATTGCGGCTCAAGCCCGGCGTTCTTGGCATACTGAAGTTGCTGCGCTAGATGGCCGAGTTCGGCACGACCAGCCGAGGTCGCGCGCATCCGACTTACAAGACCACGCTGCTCGTCAGGGTCCATCCGATTGAAGACAAAGGCATAAGGTGAAACCTTGGCTTGGAAATCGGTCTCAAAACCCTGGACATTGCCGGTGCCGCCATGCTGCTGTTCCCACGCCTGCTGGGCCTGCACTTTGGCTATCTTGTAATCGTTCAATCCCTGGTATTCGTTAACCACCTGATTGAGGCCTTGCGGCGACATATCGGGGCTGGGCAACGTCGCGTCAATAAGTTTGAACTCTTGAACCGCCGCCCGAGATGAAGTCTCGCGCACTGCCGCGCGGGTCAATGCCCCGGCATTTTTGATGAAATCCTCATAGGACGCCACCTGCGGGACCTGAGTTCCGAACATGGCACGCAGATAGGTGTTGACCGCTTGGACGTGGCCCGCGAAAGGGCCTTGGGTGAATTGCGGCGCGTCATCCTTTAGCCTCGATAGGATTGCCTGCTGCTGCTGGGCGGCGACACCGCCCTCGATTGTCTCTTGACGATCCTTCTGCTCCTCTTCGCCTCGTGTCTTACCTGCCTCTTCCGCGTGGCCCAGAGCCTCCGGCGACAATCCCGTCTGCCAATCGGCACCAATCGGCGCGTTAGGATTGGCCTGATGAGGAGCCGCCAGCGCAGAGGGCGGATTTGGAATGGCGATAGCTGCGGGCGACCCAGGAACGGGGGCAATACCGCCGCCCGCAGGTTGCTGACCTCCTACCGGAATGGGCATAGGTCGCGCACGAAAGCCCTCATGCGGCGTCCCTTCGGGGTCCGTTGGCGTTGCCTCCGCAGCCGAAGTCACATAGGGCCTCGGAATGGCAGAAGTCCAGATGGGCTGAGTCCCCAGATACATGGTTCCATCGCGGCTCATTGTGATCGTCGATCCCAGCTCGGCGGCTTTCTTGCCGCCGGCCTCTTGGATGTGTGGCGCGACCTGAGCCTGCGCCGCCATCCCAGCCTTGGCAGCGGCCACACGCGGGTCCGTATCGCGTAGCCGGGCGATCTGCTCGATAATCTGCGCTTTTTGCGCCGGAAGCATCGGAGCCCCGGCAAGAAAGTCGAGTTGCCGATATGCCTCGTCGAGCTGCTGAAACTGCGGATTTGCCTCGCCACCGGTCGGCACCGGAACCCCCGCGTTCGGCAAGGTCATCATCGATGGCGCTTGGCTGACACCTCCATTCGTCGCGCTGATCTGCCCCGCACCGGCTCCGGTGAGCGCTTTCCCAGCCAGCGCCAGATTGCCGTTCAAGGTGTTGATGCCATGATTGGCGTAGTAGTCGAGCTGGGCCTCAGTCAGTCCCGCCGTCACTTCGGCCTGTTCGGCTTGCGCTGTGCGCAAGCGCTGCTCCGGCAGCATCTGGCGCTCTTGTTCGAGGAAGTTGATGCCAGCTTCAGCTCCGCGGCCGATGTTCGCGGCTGCGAAGGGCGACGTGCCCGAGGCCATGCCGAATCCGGCCGCAGCCAAGGCAAGCCATGGATCGGTGCCCGGCATATTCAGCCGATCCATCTCAGAGGGCGCAGGCGGCGGCCCCATCGAAGCCGGACCCGCACCCATCGAGGGCTCGCCAGTATCGGTGACCTGACCCATGAAGGCCGGGGCGGAGGGTGCGATACCCTGTGGCTGAACTGAAGCGCTCCTAGAAGCCAATCCCGGACGCTCGAAATATTTTTCCCAAAGGGCCTGCGCTTTGCCGGGATCGGTTTGGGATTTGATTTCATCCCAGTGTTTCGTCGCGAGCGGATCGCCGCCGTTCACTTCCGAAAGAGCGAATTGGTTCTGTATGTTAGGATCGGTCGGCGATCCGCCTTGAGTAGCTGCGTAATCCTTGAGGGCGTCAAGGCGCGGGCCATGATGCTGATAAAGGCCAAGGCTGGTGCCATTATCGCCAGGCGCCCCCGGATTGAGCCCGCTTTCGCTCTCGGCTGCGGCTTGAATGCCCTGCGCCGCAGCCGGCGTCGCTCCATGCTGAGTCCAGAAACCCGCGACCGAAGGCGCCGCACCTGCTTGCGGAGCCGCGGACGCATCGATGACGAAAGTGTTTGCGTCATCGCCCGTGGGAGGGGCCAGCATGTTGGGCGGCATGATCCCGCCGCCGCCATCGGCACGCCGCACGAGGCCGCCGCGGCGCTGGCCCATGATCCCGCTTGAATGGATCGAGTGCGCGAGGCCGCTCAGCATGCCGCCGTAATCGTTCGGGTTGGCGTAAGTCGAACCCCAGCTCGACGGTGGTGCATTCGGCGGCCTGGGAGGCCCGCCGACGATCGGATTGCCCGGCATGCCATGCTGCGGTAACGCCATGACCTGAAGCGAAACCGGCATGGGCGACGATCCCGGCATGCCGAATGGCCCGGCTCCTGGCACGATGCCGCCGCCGCCGTCGCGATGCGGCA